GTTGAAATCGCTTGTTACGTTGATGGTGTTCGTCTCGAATTGTATAATCGACTTTTACAATTCGTATCTTCTGCTCTTAAACCCGATTTTAGATCAGAATTTAGACGTGCCACCAGTTTTAAATATCGTAATAACGTACATCAATTACATTCTCATCCGGCTGCAGCTGCTAATCGAGCTGTGGCCAATGAGATGATAGACAATTTTTGCAATTTAGTAGGTCTTAGTCGTTTTGACCATAGTACAGCTTCTTCTGGTAAATGGGTTGGATCTCGTTTGTGGCATTTTGCAAAAGATGTCCGTTCCGCTTTATCTTTTAAGCGATGCGCAACTAATTGTGTTGAGACTATGATCGATGTTGATTATTATCCAGATATGTCAGAATATTTAGATGGTAATAATATGTTTTGTTTGTACAGTTTTGTTCCTGAGACTGTCACAGGTGAAGATCATAATACGAAATTTTGGTTTGAAACTAATGGTAATGTTGTTTGCCAAGTCGATGGTGGTGCTGTTTATGAACATAAACTTTGGGATTACTCCGCTGATGATCTGACAATAGATCATTGGTGGGGTTCCGCTGTTTATGCTGTTGATGCTTTTCAATGTAATTCACATCGTAGATTGATACTATTGAGTCCGGTTAGAAATATTTATACCCCTTTGGGGTGGTTTTTACCTGGTAAACGTTTGCAAAGATGGGATGTTGTTAAAAACAATGTCGCTTGCATTCGTAACTCGAAAGGCTTTTCTATGTCTCGCGCTGGTCAACGTGTTTCTGTTGATTTGCCAGAGCGTGTTGTGGTTACTGCATTGACGCGTTTGTCCTCGTCTAAGACACCTCATATGTCTGATATAGAGCGTATTTTTAGAACCGAAGATATAGAAAATTATGTTAGTGCATCGGCTATTTTTTACGATGTATGGCAAGATTTAGATATACCTATTGGTTCCGTCGCCACTGCTCGTGGTGATGAACACTCTTATCAGTCAATTGGTCCTTTGTGTTTCGAAGATGGCAAAGTAGTTGTTCGTTCTCTATCAGACAATTTTTTTATGTCTGGTTATGCACCTACGCGTAGTTATAATAATGATGAGGCTTGCATTTATGGACGTATTACCTCAGTACGTAATACTGCCTCTTGCCCTGTTGAATGCCTGAATTTTACTAACGAGTTGATTTCTTTTATTTGTGAAGAGGTTGGTATAAATCATGGTCTGCACCCTTTTGGGTATGAAGATCTTCGTGAGCGCCTCCGTAATGCTAGTAATCTAGCAAAGCGGATGGATTCATCCGAGATTTTAATACCACCTGCAGATCGTGTTGTTATTTCCTCTTTCCAAAAAGGTGAAGCCTATCCTAAGGTTGCACCACCTCGTAACATTTCCACCCTACCTGTTGGACATAATTTCCGATTTGCCCAATTTACTTATGTAGCTGGTGAAGTTTTTAAAATGTTGGACTTTTATGGTCCTGGTAAACATCCACAAGATTTAGCAGCACGTGTTGTTGACATATCTAGCGCTTCTATTTTTATTAATAACACTGATATTTCCAAGATGGATGGTTCAAATAGTGAATATTTGGCCAGATTTTATCTCTTGTTGATGTTAGCGTTGTTTCATGAAGATTATGCTGATGAGATTAAGAAAATGTTTTTAGCTGAGAACACAGCCAAAGCTTTCACTGGTGAAGGTGTAATGTACGAT